TGGGGTACTGCTCTTAAACCTGCACTAGAGCCTATTACAGTAGCAAGAAAACCATTAGGAGAAAAGACAGTAGCCGAAAACTGCTTAAAATGGGGAACTGGCGGGATAAATATTGACGGGGGGAGGGTGGAAATACCAGATGGCGATGACAGTGGCTGGAGTGGTAGTTATGCGGTTCCACCAGCGGGTTCTGCTACCAACGCTTTTGGGGTTCACAAATTTGACAAAGTTGTCAGGGATAAGCCTCCAATCGGTCGCTGGCCTGCTAATTTTATTCACGATGGAAGCGAAGAAGTGTTAGAACTGTTTCCGAATAGCAAGTCAACAAATTCAATTAGACATAATAATAAAACCATAGGTGGCAATGGCAAATATCAAGGCGGAGTAGGTATGGACACATTCGGTCATGCAGACTCCGGTTCTGCCGCCCGCTTTTTCTATTGTGCAAAGGCTTCCAAACAAGACAGAGACGAGGGGTGTGAAGAAATTGTGGCTAAAACGTGGAAAGATCAAGGGTTTCGAGATAACGAAACTACACACCTTTCTCCAAGGGCAGGTGCAGGAAGAACATCGTTATTGCGAAACAATCACCCCACGGTAAAACCTACCTCCCTCATGCGTTATCTTTGCCGCCTTGTCACGCCTCCCGGCGGCACTATCCTTGACCCGTTCATGGGTTCAGGAAGCACAGGGAAAGCGGCGGCACTTGAAGGGTTCAGGTTCATTGGAATTGAATTGGAAAAGGAATACACAGCAATCGCTGAAAAAAGAATTATGTCGGCACAACCACTATTTGCGGGGTTAGAACTATGAACCAGCTCTCAAGGGAAAAGATGAAACACAAAATAGCGGTCATCCTTGCGCGTGTTCTGTGGTGGATGACAGGGAAATGGGTTGGAGTGTCGGGATTTCAGGTGCAAGAGGCCGACCCTTTGCTTCGGCCGGAGGAACAGATGATTGCCCGGTTCAGCCGGGAAATCATGGCATATGGGGTTCCCAGCCGCGAAGAAATTTTAAACGGCGTGGCGCGTCGGGCGTTCGCTCACCCGCGCCATATATGCAGAAACCCGCGGAAACGTAATCATAATCAGACGGTAATTGAGGAATAACCCCGCAGCCGCCGGCGATGGACGGCAAGGGAAGCGTGCGACCCTTAGAAGATGATCAAAGGCGGAGCGGGTATTAGAAAAAGGAGATTGTATGGAACAAGCAAAATGGTTGGAGGAACGAAGAAAGGGCATCGGCGGCTCAGATATCGCCGCTATTATGGGATTATCGCCCTTCAAAACCGCTTATCAGGTTTACCGAGAGAAGCGCAAAGAGGTTGAGGATTGGCAGGGAAATGAGTTGACGGACTGGGGCAAACGCATGGAACCAGCAATCCGCCAATGGTATTCCGATAAGACAGGGCGCGACGTTCGCCTGCCGGACAAGATCATGTATCACCCGCAACATCCCTTTATGCTGGCCTCATTGGACGGCTTCACGGATGACGGGCGCGTGGTTGAGATCAAGACGGCACGAAGCGGGAAGAACTGGGGGGAGCCGGAAACAAATCAGATCCCTGATTATTACGCCGTTCAGGTGCATCATTACATGACCATAACCGGCTTTCAGGTCGCGGATATTCCGGTTTCAATCGCTGGGTCGTCACCGTCCCTTTACATTGTCGAGGCGGACAAAGAAATCAGCGAAATGATCATTGAGGCCTGCGCGAAGTTTTGGGAGCGCGTCCAAAGCGGCAACCCGCCCGATCCGGTTACTTATGCCGATGCCGTGGCGCGGTTTGGGAAAAGTTCTTCGTCCGGGGCTGTAATTGCGTCGGGAAATACGATGATCGACCTTGAGGAACTGCGCAGCGTCCGCCAGCAAATGAAAGACCTGGCGGAACGTGAGGAGTTTCTAAAAGGGAATATTATAACCTTCATCGGAGAATCCGGCGACTCTATTGTCAACGAATCCGGTGAAACCCTTCTCACCTATAAGCTGGCCAACGGGCGAAAAACATTTGACAGTAAGGCTTTTGAGAAAGACCACCCGAACCTGTATTTGAAATACATTAAAACCAGCGAACCGCAACGACGGTTTCTTTTAAAATAGAAAGGAGAAGCATATCATGGAAGCACCCGCAATTTATGACGCGCCCATTGCCACAAGGCCGCAGCAATCCCAAGCCCTCGTTGAAGTAGAACAGCAGAGGGCAATCAGCGAAGTCCAGGGGGCCATTATTCTTGCAAAGAAATTTCCCCGGAATCAGATCGAATGCCTTGACCGGATTATGACGGCATGCCAGCGCCCGACACTCGCAGAACAGGCCCTTTATTCCTATGCACGCGGCGGGACGGAAATCACGGGCCCGTCAATCAGGCTGGCCGAGGCCATCGCGCAAAACTGGTCGAACCTGCAGTTCGGCATCAAGGAACTTGAACAGCGCAACGGGGAAAGCACGGTTCAGGCTTATGCTTGGGACATGGAAACGAACGTCAAACAGGAAAAGACATTCCAAGTCAAGCATGAACGCTATACGAAGAAGGGCAAATACGCCCTCGAAGACCCCCGCGACATTTACGAAATGACGGCCAACCAGGGAGCGCGACGCCTCCGAGCCTGCATCCTGGGAATCATCCCCGGCGACGTGATTGATGCCGCCGTCAGCCAGTGCGAACAGACATTGAAGGCGAAGGCCGACACTTCCCCGGAAGCCTTGAAAAAATTGGTTGAGGCGTTTGCAAATTACAAGGTGACGAAAGAGCAGATTGAAAAGCGCATCCAGCGCCGCCTTGACACGATCACCCCGGCCCAGCTTGTCGCCCTCCGCAAAATATACAACAGCCTAAAGGACGGCATGAGCGGCCCTATGGATTGGTTTGACGCGGTATTGACAGAAGAACAGACTCCGCCCGACGCAAGCGCCGCCCTGAAAAGCAAGCTCAAAGGAAAGCAAGCGGCACAGCCCGCCGACGTTCCCGATCCGGCTGAAATGGCCCCCTGTCCGTGCCCCGATAAACCGGAAACAACCTACACAGCCGCCTATTGCTCCACCTGTGCCAAGCGGGGTGGCTGCCCGGCGTGGAACTAAAATGACTTACTACCAGCAGAACCGGGCCAGGCTGCTTGAGCTGGCCCGGATTTACCGGGAGAAAAACCGGGCGGAGATTAACCGAAAGCAGCGCGAGAGATACGCATCAAATGAAGCGTACCGCCAATATCAATTAACCTATCAGGCGGATTATAACCGGCTTTATGGACACAATAGGAGCGCGTAAATGTTAATAAACGACCACTTTCAGAACTTTAAGGTTTACGGGATACCAAAGGCGCAGCTTGTCATTGCCGACATTCCATACAACATCGGGAAGAACGCCTATGGCTCAAATCCCGCGTGGTATATTGACGGCGACAACAAGAACGGCCAGAGCAATCTTGCCGGGACGAATTTTTTTGATACTGATAAGGATTTTAAGCCGGCAGAGTTCATGCACTTTTGCAGCAAGATGCTCAGGAACGAGCCGAAGGAAAAGGGCGCGGCCCCCTGCATGATTGTCTTTTGCGAATTTGAGCAGCAATTTTATTTGATCGAGTTAGCCCGTAAATACGGGATCAACAATTATATCAATCTTGTTTTCAGGAAGAACTTTTCGGCTCAGGTTCTAAAAGCCAATATGCGGATTGTCGGAAATGCTGAATATGCGCTTTTGCTTTACCGCGACAAGCTGCCAAAATTCAACAACGGCGGCAAGATGATTTTTAACGTCATGGACTGGGTGAAGGATACCGCCAATGAAAAAATACACCCAACACAAAAGCCAGTAGGACTTTTAAAGACCCTCATTCAGATCTTCACGGATGAGGGTGACGTGGTTATTGACCCGGTTGCTGGCAGCGGATCAACCCTCGTTGCTGCGATTGAATGTAACCGTAAAGCGTTTGGCTTTGAGATCAAGAAGGATTTTTTTGCGGCGGCGAATGAATGGATTAAACGGACAGAGGCGCAAGGAATGTTGTTTAAAGACGCCGCCCGTAACGCAAGGCGTAGAGAACAGGGAAGAATAGAGGAAGTCTATGCCAGCGAGCGATAAATTCACCCCGATCAAGCACAAAATGAAGGGTAAAGGGTTTCAGGTTCCTAATAAATGCCCTTATTGCAAGGGCTTTCACACAACGATTGAATTAACACCACTTGCTCCGTGGTTGCGGTTTAATTATCAAGCCTGCCAAAACTGCAAGGTCAATAGGCATAAAACGGAGCAGGGCGACGGGTATATACCCACTGGGCGAAAAAAGGCAAAAGCGGTGAATTTATGAACCAAATAGCAATCATGGAATCAATGCTGGAAGTCCTGGGCAAGCAGGTGGATGATCTCAACCGGGAGTTAAAACTCGTCAATATTGCTCACGCTGTTGAAAAGGACATCATGCAGACCAATTTTGATCAGTGCAAATCCGCTGCGGAATACTGGAAAAAAAAATATGAAGAGATTTGCAAGGCGTGAGGCAATGAAACATGGCCGTGTGGGGTGGAACCCTGACATAATGTCGCTCGAAAAAGTAAACGGGCCAAAGAGTTATGTTGCAGACCAACTGCCACGGCCAGTTGAAAGGAGAATTGTAATGGATAACGAAAAAATCAGCATGGAAAGCCTGGCAGTCGAACTTCCCCGCGAGCAGCAGCGCGTGCGCGACCTGCTGCCGTTATACGACGCGATTCCTACCGGCGTATTCGCAGCGACCTTGATGCGGCAAGCACTGACCCGCGCCGAGCAAGCCGCTGCAACTGGCGACGTGATTGGAATGCTGCGCAGCTACGAAGAATTGAAGGGCTTCACCGCCTAATGATTAGCTCACCGGGAGCGAACGGAGTGAGCGATCAGGTGCAGCGCCTG